TGGCCCCCGACCCCGAGAAGGTTCCGGTGGTAATGACGTCCCCCGTCAGCGTCAATTCGCCGCTAATGCTCACCGCGTCGTTAAACTCCACGGTTTTGTTGAATACCGCGCATGGTGGTGCAATATAAAAAGCAAAAGTATTTGACATAACATACGGATGAGAAGTACAGAAATAATATAGAGTTCCGCTTGTGGTAAGTGTGTTAAAATCTATTGTAAAATATTCCAAACCACGAATACCGATTTCACCATTGTTATCAAAATCCAATACATGTCCAAAAAACTGCACGTCCGTGGAATTGGTGATCACATTTGTATCGCTGATATAAAATGGGTGAGTGGTGGATTGATTAAGACGATAAAATGTATAGGCTTCCGTTATATACAATGTATTTGTAGGTGATAACTCTTGTGTCCCAGCTGAATCAGTGTAAAATGTGTAATAAGGGGAACTCATTACACCGGCACTGACATAAATTGGAATTGGATCAACCAACTGAAAAGGGACAATATAATTTGAATCTGCAGTGTTGTAATAATATAATATATCGCTTGTAGTTAACGCGCCAAATTCAATCGTCATAGACTCGCCTGCTAATATTGCATCCGAGAACGTCGTCGTTGCAATAATATTAATGATAGAAGAACTTGACTTATGACCCTGATCGCTTATATAAAATATATTATTCACTATAGATTCGCTATTACTTGCGTCTACTAAACGATGAAACGTGTACGTATGATTCAAATAAAGCGTGTGGGTGGGTACCAATTCTTGTGTTGCCGACGCATCCGTGTAAAATGTATAATAAGGGTATGTTGTTGAACTATCACCAACATATAAATGAATATGTGAATTATAGTCCACAAGAGTGAATGTATCAATCATACTTGAATGAGAAGTGCAATAAAAATAAAGCGTATCTGAAGTGCTAAGTCCATTGAAAGAAAGTTCTACCGACTCGCTCCCAGTAATACCCGATTGGTAATCACCGTCTCCCGACAAGTCAATATTCGTAGAAGATACACTAGTACTATCAGTATCCGTAATATAAAACGGGTGACTTGTCGCATCATTTAACCGATAAAAAGTGTATGATTGATTTAAATATAGCGTGTTGGTCGGCAGTACTTCATGATCTCCATTACTATCATAGTAAAACGTATAATACGGAGAACTCGTTTCACCACCGCTGACATAAATTGGAATAGAAGCCATTTTATTTACAAAAAAGCAATATTTTAATTTTAATCTTTTACAATAAATCTCTGTGAAAACTATAAATGGCTTTGGAACATTCCGTTTCATTTGACGGAGACAATTTGACCTTTGACTTTATCAACCTCGATGTCAACTCCGTCTTGAAACTCTACGACCACAACATCAACCGCTTAAACACGATTTTGGAAATGCTGGACGTGGACATTGAAACAAGCATTCAAGAAAACCCCTATTTCCAGCAATATTTCACCCCGGATCAATTCACCAACTTTGACGCCATCGCCATCCTCCCCGTGCCCAAGGACAAGTTCGACAGCCTCTTCAAACTCAACATCAAATACGAAGACTTGGAAGACAACAGCTTCAACACCATGAAGTACGCGGTCAATCCGCTGGGGTGGTTCGGGGGGTTGGACGAAGACGTCTCTTTTGGCGAAGCCGTGGTGACCGACGAAACCGCCGTGGATCCCTACGTGCACGCCGACCACCAACAAATCAAGAAGGATTTCGTGCGCCATGTCCTTAAAACCATCACCAAATCGTCGCGCCTCAACGCGCTCTTTTCCAACAAAAGTAATTTAGTGTATGAGTCGTCGTTGCTGGATTCGCTGTTCAACACCAAAATCCGCGATATTTTGTTGCGCATTGGGGGGAAACTTCACGCCCCCTTGGACAACAGCGTGACGGAAAGCAATCCCGTGCGGACCCTCATCAACAACATCATGGGGGTGAGCGACACCGACGACATTGCCAACAACGACGACAATGAAGCGCGAAAGATCTTATTTCTGGATTATTTGGAGACAAAGGCAAACGAACTCTATGAAGCGTCCAAGACCTACGATTACTATGTGTTGGGGACGTCGTCGCAAGGATACGGGTTGTATTATCCGCTGCGCATTGAAACGCTGCACCCCCTTTTCCAGATTCAATATCAGGAAGTGCACTTTAGCGACGTGTTTCCAAATCAGACCTTTTACATGCCCATCAACGGGAGCTTTGCGGTGGATCCGGGTTCCGACCCCGACTTGTCGGGTTTAGTGGATTACAACGTGGTGGACCAAACCTTCATTGACATTCCCTTTCAATACAATGATAATTTGGCCATTAAGCTCACGTATTACCCCAAATCCACGCAATATTTGAACCGTTCTTTGACCCCGCGCAGCTACAAGGTGCTTCTCAACATGAGTTTGGAAATGGAAAAATCCGTGGACTTTGACGACGCCTTTCTCATTGCTGGGATTGGGATTGATTATTCCGATACCACCGCGGATGTCAGCGATTTATACATCCGCAAGGGCACGATTTCCATGGATGCGGATTTAAGCGAAAATGTCTTCACCAGTTCCGGATACAACAATCATCAATTATGGTTGTTTTGGAATGACACGGGGGAACTGGACACGGATACAACGGGTATATCGCCATTTAATTATTACCCCTGTTTAAAAGACATATCCAATATTGAGTTTTCCACCAACCAAGGAACAAACGCGAGCGAAACACGCAATTGGAAGCTGGAATTGTACACGCGAAAATTAGACATTGATGAAGAATTGAATTATGGCAACAAATATAGCACGTCCACCCAATCCACTTACTTCAGCGATGATGCGTCGGGAACTTGGTATGCCCATGATATAAGCAATTTAGAATGGACTGATATAAGTAATGGGAGTGGAAACTTTGAAACCATCAAGGGGCTCACCACGGAACCCTATGTCAACCAGTTGAACGAAGAGCAACAGATATTGGGCATAGCCATCACATTAAGCGATGATAATACGTATTATGGATTTGAGGGAAAAATATCGTCGGTCGTCATCTCGTTTCACGATCAACGGATCATACAATCTTCTCTGGTCTAAATGATTTTATATTAATCAATAATTCAGTTAAAAAAAAAATATATGCCAAGTGTATAAAACAATGACTGATATCCTTGACTCCCATTCCGTTCAGTTTATCTCCGACTCCAGTAATGTGGACTTCGATGTGGTCGCCTTAGATCTTTCCGGTCAAATGACGTCCACCTTTACGTTCAAAGATATTTTCTACCAACGTGGTTTTGCTGACTCCGACAGTTCGTCCGTTGCGGTCATCGACGTGTCGGCCGCAGATTACCAAGAACTTTTCAAATTAAACGTGCCCCTCTACGACCCCTCGGCGGGAACCGTTGACACGGAACAAGTGCGTTATCTCACCCAAGCCAGTGGGTGGACGGATGTTTCCTTTTCCAGCGCGGAAGTGTCGGACAATCCTATTTTCACGTCTCACCTCGATCAATCCATTAAGAAGGATTTCCTTCGGTCCATGCTTAAGGACATCACGGGCACGACTCGCCTCAATAACTTATTCAAAAACCAAGCCACCATGGTTGGCCACATTGAATCGCTTGACTCCTCGTTCAATGAAGAGGTCAGCGCTCTGTTAACCGCGATTGAAGGTGCTGGCTGGTTAACGGACGAAGATTATGGTGTGCTCCAAGACGGTTCGCAAAACTATTCCTTCGACGGTATTTTCCGCGACTACTCCACAGACCCTACGGATTTATCGGATGTCTCGGCGGGCGTTCTTGATCTCAGTGTAAACAACTCCCGTTTCTCCAAGTTCAACCCCCTTCGTATTCTGTCGTCGTCTATTCTAGGTGAAGAAGATGCTGATGCCGCCGACAACCTTGACATTTCGGGTACGGGTTTAGGCAACACGGGTCGCCGCGAATACCTGATCAACGACTTATCCGACCAACTTTTTACATTCTGGAACGACATTTCGGCAACCAAGTACATCGCCACGGACGCGAACAGCCTAAAATGGGATGTGTGGGTCACGAACACGACGGATGCTCAAACTGCAAGTGCCGCAGAAAAAGATGGCGGCGACTTTTCCAAATATTTAGATGGATACAAGTTATATGCGGTCCGTAATGACGCCGCGGATGGTAGCGACAATCTCATCACGCAAGTGGTGGACAAGGCCTATGACCTTGAATTCTTACCCGGTGATCGCCTCCATGTTCTTGTGACATACCGCCCGCTCAATGATTCGTTTTCGTTATTGAACAGTGGCGCGACGATCAACAATCGCACCTACGAGGTGATTCTGAACATGACATAATACCGTAGTTTCATGTTGATTTTTATCAATATGAAATATATACATATGCCGTTGTTAAATTATTCCACCTCTTTTGCGGAAAACAATTATAGCCATGACGTGGTATCTTTGAATCTATGTTATGAATATTCGTCGGGCTCGGTCATGAACATTGATGACCAGCAAGATTTCCAATTGAATACGGACTATGTTTCCGAGGCGAATTTGGATGTTATCCGGGATTGTTTCTCCAAAGTCTTTTCCTTAAATGTCAAATTGACGTTTCGGGATTTAACGAAAATAGAACACTATAATGAATTAGGGTACTTTACGGATTACACCAAATGGAGTCTGTTTGACACCACGCAAAATCCCGTGGAGTTTACGGAAGCAATCTTGGACGCAAGCTTTCAATTAGACACCACCGTGACAAACTCACAATACCTCAAACGTGATTTATTTAGTCACTTTGTCTTGTCTTTTGTCTCGGATTTGAAAATGACAAGCCTGTTGAAAAACAAATCGGCCGTATATGCCAACATTTTAGAACAAGACGCATTGATTCATGATTCTTTATTAAGCGAATTGAAAATACTTACCGATGATGGCGTATTATACGAAAAAGATTACACGAAAGACATTAGCAATAACTTATATTATCACACCAATCATGGAGCCTCGGTACACAGTATTGGAAACTCTTTTCGGGTTATGGTGTGTAATATTTTGGATCCCTACAGCACCAATGGTCAAAGCAACAATGCTCGTAAACGGGTGTATTTCAATACCATCAACAATATCATGGAAGATTATTACCAAGAAAAGCGCAATGAAATATTTTATATCAAATACACCCACTGCTACGACACGTCGGGAGACAATGTCTACAAATATGCGGGACCGTTGTTTTTTGATATATCCAATGTGTTGACCAACAGCACATTGTTTGGAAATGATACATTGAGTGAAGGCAATGTATTATTAAAATGTTATACTGTGGAGTATTTAGAACACGTCTTTTATGCGATTCCGCCCGATTTAAGTGGGGGGTATCGGGAATATGATTTGAGCAATAATGAGTTTGCGGATATAAGTAGTGATATTTACACCATGGTGGCCAATGACACGTCTTATTCTTTGGTGGATTTAGAATCATTCAACAGTAAATTGATACCTTTCACGTTTATGAACGGAGACAGTTTGAATTTGTTAGTTCGCTACAAAGCGAAGGAATATATGATTTCGTCGTCCGATTCCACCATTGTCGCTGATGACCGGGTGTATAAAATCAATTTAAACATGACAAATAATTACTATGTGTTTGATAAAGATAGCAACACGTATTTTGTGTATTACAACAAGGAGAAGTTTGACAACGGGGATTTAACCGAAGAAAATGTGTTGCACAGCGCGTTTCAGAATAGCGGGGATCCCATTTTACTGGAAGACGGGTGGAATTACACCCTGGAATATGACAATACTACGACGAATCCCACTCAACAAACGGAAATCATCACGTCCCTTTACAACAGTGCTCTCCCCCATGTCAAGCATGCGTTTCGCATCATTCAACTGACCCAAAACAGTAATAATAATTACAACAATGGGACGTCTCAATTGACCATGGGTTATTTTATCACGAGTGATTTTATTGACACCAGCAACTCGTCGTCCTACCATTGGAAAACCGCCAACAATGCCATGGGGCCCGTGCCCCTTGCGTTGAGCAGCATCGACAGCACGTATTATATTACTTCTTCCAGCAACGACACCGAGATCACGGAAAATGAAGAAGTCATGACATCTATTTGTACGTGTTGCTGTTGCTGTTGTTGTAATTGCTGTACGGAAGACGATTCACTTGCCCATTCCCAAGACGACCCCATTTTTGTGATACAAATCCTCGTAAACAAGTCCATACAAAACAGTGATTTTCTGGCCATGCATTTGGACACGTTTACCACCAATAAAAAGCGCAATGCGTCGGGGGTTTCTTCCTTTGATCATCGCATTGTGATTGGTGCTAATTTGGGGGATTTCCTTGAGACATTTGAACACCCGACCTTTGGAACGATTGAGTTCCAACAAGTTCTAGAGAATTCCAATCTGTTTTTGGTGTATCCGCCAAGCAAAGTATCTCAATTTCAAACTGACGTCTCCAACAATCCATCCACCTACGATATTAGTGGATATAACAATGCATTTGGGGGACTCTACATCAAAGAAGTGTACAAAAACGAAGATACTTCTCAATTGCTCAACAATAAGGCGATTTCCTACAATATTGATTCTCCCCTTTCAAGTATTACCATGTATTTAAAATCCAATTCCAACACGAGTACGACATTTGATCCAACAGACTTTACATTGCGGCGCATTACCATGAATATCAAATCCAAAAAAATAGATTATCATTATTACACGTCGTGATTTATATAGAATATATGTATATGTCTCAATCAGCAAAAACAACCCATAGTGTGAATTTTAATGGTGTAAACTTTGATTTTGACTTGGTGGTTTCCAACCATTTTTTGTCTCTCGTGTTCACCCATAATTTAGAAGATGTATTCATTTACGAAGAAGGATTTTCCGACGCATCGTCCAATGCCTCGGCGATACTGGATGTGCCTTTGGAAAACTTTTCGGATTTGTTTCGGATTCGTATTTTGAAACAAAGTGCCCAATTTGAGGATTTTGAATATTTTGTGGATTACACCAAATGGAATTTCAACAGCATTGCCCAAAACGAGGTCGCCTTTAGCGACGCCGTGGTACAGCCCTATGATGGCTCCTTGAATCGGGGACCGATCAATCCCACCCATTCCGTGCAAACGTTGAAGCGCGATGTGGCGCGCCATATATTTGCCGCCATTCCCAATATGGAGCGGTTAAACAATTTACAGATATTTCAGAACCGCATGGTGTCCATGGTGGAAGAGATGAATACCTCTTTTCATGAGTCCATCTTGGAAACCCTGAAAGCCATAGGAGACAAGGGGTACCAAAGCTACACAGACATTAGTGACAATCCAATCAAGGTGTTGGTCGGCACGACGTACAGCGACAGTAATGAAATCGGGTTTGATGCCAGCGACACGGCGCTTTTCGAGTCTCAACAGCGCATGAATGATTTTGCGGCGTCGGTGCAAGACGCCGTGGATAATCATGTCCGTAATGTTTCTCAATACGCCTATTACGTAGATTCGTCCAACAACGACGGGACCGACTATATGGGGCCTCTTTTTCTCACGCAAGAAACAGCCTTGGTGGTGTCGTTTGCATTGAATCGATTTGTGAATTTTGAAACGCAAACGATAGAAGGGGCGGATTTGATTGATATTCGCTTCGATGAATATCCTGATTATGTCTTTTACGCCATTCCGGGGACAAAATATACGCAAGGATCATATGGAACCTACACCGATCTCAGCGCATTAGAGACAAATATAGAGCCCATTGCCAAACTGGATATTTGGAAGGGAAATTTCGTGGACTACACGGAGATTGTGTTTAGTTATCCGTTTCAAGACGGGGATCAAGTGTCCATGTTGCTCACGTATCAGCCCGACAACCTGAACTTTCAAATCTTCAACGAAACGTTTGGGAACTTCTCCAGCAACCAAGTGGAATCGAGGGTGTATCAAATCTTTCTTCGACTTCAACAAACGAAAACGGTGCAGAGCACGACGTTGTCTTTTTCTTCGGTGTTGTTGGCCATATTGAGAAACGAAACCTACACGGTAAACACAATCATTGACATGGTGCGGATTCGCATTGAATTAGAGATTAAAATATACCATAAAAATGTGAATACGCTCAGCGATGACGAAGAAAGCATCATTTCCGAATTGAAAAACACTACGAGTTTGCCCTATATTTTATTGGCCGTACAGAACTGGCAATATTGGTATAGAAATTGGTATTTGGTCGGAAATCCGATTCAGGAACGCCAAGTGGTCATTACCAATATAGAAAGCGCAAAAACCACGATTGAGGGGTTGAGTCAAACGACACATATGATAGACTTTTTGTTGAATAACGTGGAGTAAAAATATGTGGGATTTGTATATGGATCATGTGGTTCGGTTTGACCCGAGTGAAAATATTATTTACGATTTTAAACAATTGAATATTACGTGTTTGATTGACGACGTGAGTTATAGTGTTAGTTCCGTTTTGGATTTTATGGAGCTGGATGTGAGCGGTCAAATTGCCTTGGACCCTTCGTTTCAATCCCCCGAATACGATGTCTCTTTTCAATACGATTCTAGGGCGACCTTGTATGTGCCCATCGATCGTTTTCAGAATATTTTCAAGTGTAATATTCGCAAAAACGATATTTTAGAGGAAAATACGGAAGACTTGCGGTTTGCAATGGACCCTTCCCAGTGGTGTAAAGAGGGTTATGTCATCCCGTTTCACAACAGTATCGTGGATCCCAGTTTTGCACTGAATCCGAAGGCGCGGCTCTTGAAGCAAAATGTTCAAAACGACTATGTTCGGTCCATGTTTTTTGATATGACGGGGAGCTTGAAGTTCAGTGCGATTTTTCATAATACAAACGACTTGTTGGGTAACATGGAGAACTTGGATGCTCCCGTAAATCAGGAGTTGACCACGCTTGTGAATCAAATCGGCGGAACGACGAGTCAACCTCTCCTAATGAGCGACACATCCAACAACCCGTCGCGGGATTTGATGATGGGCATGTTTCAATTGGAAAAGGGGCATAAAGACTATCGCAAGGAGAAAATGATGGACGCCTTGTCTTCTCAAACGAATCAGTATTTTGACAATGCGTTGTTGCAGCGGTTTTACATCCAGGGATTTTCGTACAAAGGGTTTGGGTATTATTACCCCGTTTACATCAATCGCAGTCATCCCGACTTGTACATTGGATACAAGCGCATTCGGTTTGCGGAGCATGGCAACACGGAATTTTACGTGAATCCCATATCCTTGAATACGAATCTAAACGATGACCAATATCCCGACTATTGTTTTGATTATGTGTCGACGGTCAAAGATGTGTTTGTGGATGTGCCCTTGGTGTATGGGGATGGATTTCAGGTCAAACTCACCTATGTTCCCAAAACCACCCCTTATTTGAATCGGGATATTCATCCTCGAGCGTACATTATCACGTTAATCATGACTTTGGAGAGTGAATATAGTGTTGATTTCACGGATGCGAGTTTCCAAGAAAACAGTTTGGTGGACGGGGACGCCATTGTGTTTGGAACGGATGGAAATGGGGATGGGTATTTGGACATGAGCGGAACGTATTCTTTTGAGTTGTTGTGGCTCGGTTCCGAAGATCGGTCCGACCCCTTTTTTTCTCATGTTCATTATTACCCTCATTTTGAAGAATTGCGAGACATTTCTTTGACCGCATTTGTGCCGAGCAATGGGGGAGCGCTCCCGGATTTTTACTTTTATTGCCGCCCGCGATATTACGAAAACACGGAAAATGTCAAGGTGGATATCGTCCGATTGTATGTTCCCGATGAAAACAAGGTCTATGATACATGGCATACTTTTACACTGAGTGATTATATAGTACAACTCAATCATGGGGTACACTATACGTCTTTGAATGTATTTAACGATACTCGTATCAACAATAATACAACATTTACTCCCAAGATTTATTATCGGGGAGCGCAATCCTTTTTGTCTCTCTTGATGGGCGATGTGTCTGGATCGTATATGCAATGTAGCCTTCAAGACAGCTCGATTTATATGAAAGACGATCATGTCTTTCATTTGAAAATGGAATGAAGAGACAAAAGGATTCAAAGAATACGTTTATTTTATTCTATTCTATTCTATTTTATTCTATCCTAACATGATTGAAACGGTCATTGTTTATAATGTAGCTCTTTCCGTATTTTCCTTATTTTCATCGTTTTGCGTATCGCACATTGTCACCACGGAACTGTTGCGTCAACGCAGCATCCAAAATGAAGATTTTCGTCAACCCCGCAGAATAACGTTCAATCATCAGGTTCAATGTATCATGATTCCGTCGTATGATGATACAAAAATAAAAGATTTATGGTACACGAACGAAGAGTACCAACTATTTCGGTTGAATCTTGTTGGATAAGATGTGTTATAAAAAAATTGAATAGAAACACATCCAAAATGCTTATATCAAACTCACATGGAATCCAGCGCCCCCATCTATCGCTTCAAAATCATTCAGACCGAATTACAAGAAAATCTCATTGACTTTGCGTCTTATCATAAATACGAAGATGCGGCGACCTTGAAGGAAAGCTACAAACAATGGTTGACACAAGAAGATATATCGGGATTGGTTTCCCGTGAAACGCAACTCATGCTACAACATGGATATGATTTCCAGCAGCAAAGTCTGGAGGATAAGTTATTCAAAAGTATTAAATATTACCACATTAAAAAAATGTTGAATCCCATTTCGGCGGCATCACCAGCGGATCGTCCCAACAAGTGGAAGAATCAAGTGCAATTTTCCAAGGAAATAATGGCAAGTATGAGGGAGCATTTGACGAAACAATCCGACGTCTACGTGAAACCATCGGAATCCTTTGAGGAGTTTAAAAAACAACCATCGTCTCAGATGGAAATGGAGAAGGAGAAAACACGCCTTGGGATGGAAGAGGAAGATCAGGCAAATGGGTTCGAAGCGAAATTGAAAAAAGCATTTAAGAATCAATATTTTGCCTTGAAATCGAAAAAAAATAATAAAGGGACAGTTTAATAAAAATGGCGAAAACACTGATTATTCGGGGCGCAACTTATGATATAACGTCTTTTTCCAAAATACATCCGGGTGGTAATGTTATTACGTTTTATGATGGATTAGACGCGACGGACGCGTTTGACACCTTTCATGTGCATTCTAAAAAAGCAAATCTTATGTTAAACTCTCTGCGTATTAAGGCGATAGATGTTATCGAAAGTGAATCTTCTTTTACCACCATGGTTGAATCGTGGAAAGACCAAGGATTATATCATTCCAATTACTATGAGTTTTTTATTTGGGGTGGCGTGGTGTCCATGATCACCTTTCTTGGATTGTGGCTGCAAATGCTCGGCTATCCGATTTGCGGCGGAATCATTACGGGTGTTGGGTGGGGACAATGTGGTTTTGTACAGCACCATGCGGGGCATTTAGGATTTACGGGCAATCCGAGGGTGGATCATGTAGTGCAGGATTTTTTTGAAGGGTTTTTAAAGGGTGGTTCGGCGTCGTGGTGGAGAAATCGGCACAACAAACACCATGCCATGCCCAATAGCATTGGATACGACGGCGACTTGCGCACCACCCCCTTTTTTGCGTGGGATGACGTGTTGGTCAACAAGGTGCCATCTTTTTTATTGCGAGTGCAGCACATTCTTATTTTCCCAGCGATGCTGCTGTACGTGCCACTATTTCTAGTCACGACAAAACTGTTTATGATCCGTAAAAAAAAATGGTATGAATTGTCGATCGTGGGGTTGCATCATGTGTGCTTTGGTATGTTTTGTCGAAATATCCAAGATTTCTTGTTGTTTTACGGGTTGGGATATTCCCTCCAAGGGCTCTATTTGGGTATCATGTTTAGCATCAACCATATGGCCATGCCTCGCATTGATAATGTGGGGGATGATTGGTTTGATCGTCAGCTCATTAGCACGTGTAATTGGGGTGCAAACAGCAAGGTCGCTTTGTATGCGTCGGGGTTTTTGAACTTACAAATTGAGCATCACATTGCTCCTCAAATGCCGCCAGAACACTATATGAAAATAAGCAAAGATATTCAGAAACTGGCAAAGGAAAAATCAATTCCCTACCGAAATTACACGTTTTGGGATGGGTTAGTGCTTTTTGTGCAAACATTGAAAGATACCGCAGATAAAGAATTAAATCGTCGAAGGTTAAAAGAAAAACAATTGTAACTATATAATGGAAGATAAACCATTTTTTTCTCAGGGTGCATATGGATGCGCCATGTATCCACGGATTACTTGTAAAGGTAATATAACGAAAGAGAAACAGAAACAGAAACAAAAAAGAACAAAACATCGAATCATGAGTAAAATTGTGGAAAAATCCATGATATCAAACAATGAAATCAAAATGGGGAAAATTGTAAATCAGTTGATGAAAGGAAAGAAAAACAAAGAATTGATTGGAGTTTCGCGATCTTGTGAAACAAAGTATGAAAATGTTTCCAACATGAAACAATGTAATATTGTGTCGAAAAAACGTACAAAATCCCAACAGTTCCTCATTTTGTATTCTCGGTATATACCATCTGTCACTTTACGAACTTATTTATACGAAGATTTTACACGGAGAAAATGGTTAAAAACATATACGTTTCTTTTGAATGCGTTGCGTATATTACAGAAAGAAAATATCGTACATCATGATTTAACGGCAAATAATATTATCGTATCCAATAAAAAACATAACTACCATATTATTGATTTTGGGTTGTCGTTTTGTATTCAAGATTGCTTTATAGATCAGGGTTTAAATATCAAATACTTGAAGATGTTATTCTTTCCAGATACGAGTTTTTATTTATGGCCAATCGACCATCATATTCTTGGATATATGGTTCGAAATGAACGAGTTCCCAGTCAAGACGAATTGATGTATTTGATTCGTACCTATTATGGCAATAAAGACAATGTGTTGTTTGCGAGTGATCTCGAACAATATATCTTGGACGTATATGCATTTTATGAAGAACAATACATTTATAGTGTAATGAATATTGAAGATCATATTCGGGATTTAATTACGCATGCATCCTTAACGTGGGATTTATACACCATATCTTATACCCTTCTACGTCGTTTAATGTCAAATCCCATATCAGATCTTAAATATATGCAATCGTTTTTAAATCAAGCTTTACATTATGATTATACCAAACGCCCATCTTTACGAGATCATCGTAAAGTATTACAATAACCGGCCTTGTTTCTTTTTTGTATTTGACTTCTTTTTCAAAATAATGTGAATCAATCGAATATAATTGGGGTTTCTTGATCTTCGAAGATATTGTTGAATCAAAGTATAGATATTTGGATTTGGGATCATCATATATTACAATAAGAATATAAAAACGCGGGCTTTATTATGTATAATGGTGAAAAATAAAACGGGCGGTAATCGTGCGAAAAAAGTGGCTCGTAAAAACATCAATGAATCATTGACTCCGCGAAAACTTCGATTTGTGGAGCTCGAAGACGAAATGTATGCAATTGTGACAAAGGTCATGGGCAACGGACAAGTTCAGGTGTTGGGAACCGACGACAAAGAGCGATTGTGTTTCATACGATATAAATTTTCAGGGCGAAACAAACAAAGCAACTTAGTGCAAGTGGGTAGTTGGGTTATTGTGGGTAATCGATCGTGGGAGACGACCAATCCAGGCAAGCTGCCGAAGTGTGATTTGTTGGAGATCTACAGTCATCAGGAAAAATCGCGGCTCATTCAAGAGGCGAAAACTAATTTGAGTGCGTTATTAAAAGAGGATCAGAAACAAATGCATTTGGATAATGATTCAGAAGAGGGAAGAGGAGGAGATATTTTGTTTACTTGGGATGGGGGAAACGATGGGGTCGATGCTGTATCGGGATTGGGATCGGGATCGGGATCGGAAGACGAAGTAGACGAAGAGATTGATTTCGATGACATTTAAAGATTAATAATATAGACATATACTATAATGACGCATATATTATTAAACGTAAAGTATCACGACAGGCTTCCCATTTTGAAGGATGAAAAGCTTGGAGAACGAATGATTCATGAGTGGTGTAATTATAATCACCATACTTTGGTAAAGCGCCCCGAAATGCACGTGTTTCCATCCACCTATGTAGAACGAAAAGACACGACCAAGTGGTGGGATGTGGGGTTGTTTTCGAATCAATCCATGGATGAAAAATTCACTTATATTGATCATGAACCAAACGACGTGGTTGCGCATCACTCGTACCATGGATACACGGGGTTTGGTATATTGAAAGAGTCGCATATATCCATTCATACCTATCCGGAACAAAAGTGCATGCACGTGGATTTGTTTTCGTGTAAACAATTAGATTACGAAAAGAACCGTACTTTTATGGAAAAGTATTTTGAGAAAAATAAGGCGGAGACGTTTAAGGTGGAGTTCATTAATCGAGCATTATAATAAATCTTCAAAAATGTTATCGCGATTATTTCTATAGGAAGATGGATTTAGTTTCTGTTGTACCTTTTCTTGATTTTCAAAGAAAATATTATACCCAGGTACATTTTCCTCAGGATGATCGTATTCAGTCGTATAATCTTCATGGATTAAATATGAATTATGCTCATTGATATCATAGTACTTCGTTTTGATATTGAAGAATACCCATCTTGTATCTTCTATTTCGATCTTTCGTATATCATTGTTTGGTTTGCTCACAATCGTAAAGTAATATTTTTCTTGAAAATATGGAATTTCTACATTGTATGATATGGTATTTAAATCGTCATACGATTGAAATAAGCTTTTGAATGACATTCCGTTTTTCACCAACAAACCGTTTTCTTGTAATAACATGAAACATTTCATGAAAAAATCTGGTTTATCAATGGGCAAATTTTCAAGATTATCTTCTGTTGTATCCACTATTACCATATCCATTTTGTACTTGTATTGTTGAATAATGTCATCTATCGTAATATTGGCGTCGCCGTAAATGATTTCTACCCGATCGTCATCTTCAAACCCGCTTTGAGAAAAATAGTCTTTACATAACTCCACAATTTCTTTGCTAATTTCTAACATAAAAACCTTTTTGATTGTTTTATATTTCATGACTTCACGAAGCGTCATGAGATCTCCTCCACCTACAATCGTCACATATTCTATATTATTTCGCAAGTATTGTACTGGTAAATGTACAATCATTTCGTGATAAATATGTTCATCTTTACTACAAAGTTGAATTTCATTGTTGATAATAAGACATTTTCCATAGTTTCCCAACTCCGTAATTTCAACTCCATCGTCTCTATATATTTCTTTGGATGATGGGCGATTGTCGTAAAAGGTATTCATTCCTTCCTTGAATACAGGTTTAAGGTAACCTGTAATAGAAACACAAACAAACAACACAGCTATATAAAGAATAATATGGATGATCTTTTGCTTCATATTATATATTTTAAACATATTAAATCAATGGATTATTGCACAACGGACACTTTTGAAAGGTTTGTACGAATTTTTCAAAGACACTTTCGTCCAGTGCGTGACAACAGTTTTTAAAATAGTAAATCATGGAATCGTCTTCAAAGGGTGTTAATAAGATGGGGCATTGATCATTGATGACGATATGTTTGGTGTCACTGTACATTGCCTTTTCACTATTTTCTTGAATAAAGTATATTGTGTTTGCGTCATTTCTCCGTTCGGAAGATTCGTTTGTATCATTATCTTGGATAAAATGAAGGATTGAGTTCATGATATTCACGCTTTCTTGTGTTTGTATCCATTCGTTATGATAATAGCGAATATTCATATCATTGTAGTGAAATAGTGAATAATAATTGGATGTTTCCATATAATTATATATATTTGTGTTTTCTTCTAATTGAGTACTGAAAACAGGCGTGGATGCCAAATGATTGAACTCAATGGAAAATACGCTATTTTGATTTACAGCTGGAGATATGGAAAGGGTTGTAGGCGTAGGCGAAGCAATCGTAGGCGAAGCAATCGTAGGCGAAGCAATCGTAGGCGAA